GATCTTGCAAATGGTTATCTCTTTTCCTTACCTGCAGGTGAATACAAATGCACACTTCCATCTACTGAAAGCTCAAACATAGCTTCCTCTTCCACCGAGGTACCTGATGCACCAGCCCCCGCCACTATTCCGCCTCCGATTCAACCTTCACCACCACCGCAAAAGAAATCGAAGAAGACAAAGAGCAAACGTGCTTCCACACCTAGCTATAGCGAGCGTAGGCCTCATTTTGAATACCTGGATACTGTCTTACCCAATGGTGTTGAGCTCGGGAAAAATCCTGTCTCTGAAGAATTTCCCAGAGCTCCTGTCCCTCCTGCTTTAACCGAAAGCTTTCGGTTTTTATCTCCTTTGGTGAAAGGAGAAAGGCATTACACCAAAGCAGCCAAACTTGGTATCAGGACCAGCGCACGTCTGGAAGCATATACTGTAGGAGATGACATTTTCGAGAGTGAACACCATAAGATGGTTTCAGCAGATTTAAGTCCACGTTCACTCCCGCCCAGGGCTCGGTTTGCTTTGCAACAGGAAGTGAATCGCAAGCTGGTTCCTCGCATGCCTCACCTCCATGAAGGGCTTGCGCGCTTGGATCGCAAAAGCATTGAACAAGCTTTGGTAAAACTTGCGGACGAAGCTCAACAAGAGCGTCTGTTGACTTTCATCAATACTTTTGATGAGCGCTTTCGTTTCCTTCTTGACTTTGCCACTTCGTACAATCTCGTGGATACCAACAGCTTTAGCCCGATGCAAAAAGTTCTCGATAAGCTCAAGACAATTCCTTTTGTTGTCCCAGGACGTAAGACCATGGCGTTCGGATGGGCAGGTTTGCAAACTTACACTGTCTGCCCCCCGACTATTTTGCCCTTGGTTCGAGAAGGTGTGCGCAATGCTGCAACCCAAGGTTTCTTTCCTGATGCTATCATGGGACCTGCACCCTATGCAAATCAAATAGGGTTTTTCTACAACGAATTATGGGCATATGATCATTTTGCCTGGTTACGGAGCAATCAATATGCTCCAGCTGTTGTTATGGGTGAATTTTGCATTTATGTGAAAGGTCCTTATCGCTGGTGGACGGTTCCAGAACGCTTTGTAATTGGTGCGGTGGAAAAGGATTTGATCCGCCAGGTTTGGTGGCATGCTCAGGACCTCGACGCTTTACCTTTGCTTTTCGATTCCTGGGCTCCAACCTTGTTTCCGCACTTGGTTGATATCCATGATGGTTCTTATGTATCAGCTGCTCGTAAGCTGGTGACGCAGAAATTTAGTTATGGCGAATTTTGGCCACGTTTAGTGTGTGGAACTGTTTTGGTCCACGGCCAGATGACTGTTAAAAGCCATGCTACTTTTGATTCTGTGAAATGGACTGAGACCCAATTCAAAACGATGTTTTCAGGTTGGATTTACAATTCTCGCGCTCTCACTTATTTATATCGGGTAGTAGCCTGTCATTACAACGAACTACCTGACACCGTGGATTTACGACACGCTATGGATCCTCTTCAATATTTGCCAACTACTTTGCCAATCGCGAAAGAAATCAGTCGTGGCCAACCCGTCAGTGCCGCCAATCCAAATGTACATAGTGCTGCCCACCACAAAGCCATTGTCACTGCCGCTGTACAACAAGGCATTCAACAAACTACACAAGTCGCTTCTACTCTACCAACTCCGGCTACCATTGCTCCTTCTCTTTTTGATCCCCTCCAAGGGGAATTGTCGCAACGACAGCTTAGCACCCGTTTAGCTGGCATTCCAGTTCTTTGTAATCTTAGTTCGGCTTATCAAACTCATCTCTGCCAACTTCAAACGCTTTTGCGTGACCAACGCCGGGATGTTATTAACCTACGGACACTCGAACAAGAGTGGGAAAGTTCTACCTGGTCTCTTTGGAAGGATTCCCAGATTGATGAAGGAGTTGCGGCTTTCGGTAACCGTGAACTACCTGAAAACCACGTTTCGAGTGTTCCTGTTGTGACCCAGATGAACACTTGGGCCATTCAAAACGGTGAAAAGAAAAGCATTTATGAACTTCCTGATTATGATCCTTCCCGGATCACGGTGGATATTATGGACGAAATTCAACCGGAGGAATATAGCTATGCGCGCCCAGAGAGCCTTTATTGGATTTATTTTAAAGACCTTTATACACCTTGTCCTCATGCAGCCCTTTGGACGGTGGTGATGCGCTGTGGCAAACCCATTCCAGAATATTCGGCTCAATATGATTTTGAATTTACCAATTTTGCTCGGGATGTTATTCATAAATGGCAAATTCGTTACGATCCTACTTATTTTGATTTAGCTTCTCTTTCCCAAGCCGAGTTCTTAGATACTGTTAAGGACATGGCTGGACCTCAACGTCGTAAGCGCATTGAAGCGTTTATGCAATATCTGTTGGGAGGATCTAAGGGCGCGGCTAAGGCAATGAATTTCTTCTGTAAATCAGATGAAAGATTAAATGCTCAGGATTGGAATGAAATGGGCGCTGAATTGGCTGGTAAGCCTCGGAGTGTTTTTAACGCTTCCGATTGGACCTTTGAAACTTGCCAACCTGCGTTAATGGCCTTGAAACACGAGGTGAAAGAATCTGATGACGTGGAAGTGCAAATGGGGGCTTTTCG